CGGTTGCTTTCGATTTTACTACGGCTGTTGTTCCCTATGTGCCCAGCACCAGCCCGACGCCAGGGCCACAGATAGATATGGTCTTCTCAGCAGGCCAGGTCGTGGAGACGAACGGAAACCGATACCAGGCCAACACAGCTGGACTCACCGCTTTTTCTCCTGGAACAGGTCCCGCCGGGATAACGCTTACAATTGCAGACCGCTCAGGCAACTGGCGCTATCTCAGTTCTGCTGGTGCAGGAGACAAGGTCTACACAAGCACTGGTGAGTCTGGCAACGAAAAGCTTTTTATTCGAGTCAATTACTCGACGGCGGCGGCGATCACGACACCTGTTGTCAACATCTATTTCTATCAATACTGGAGTGGCGTCTGGGGATACAACACCTACGGCCCCAACATATGGAGTCTCCAACAGCACACCTTCACTGCAGGAAACACCGTCAACTACGCAATGGTTGCCAACAAGAATGGGTTCTGTGGTGTCACTCTTGATAGCGCCGGTGCCAAGAGGGGTCACTTTGGAGGGGGCCTGCTGACAAGGCCGCCTGGCACTATCAACACCTTTTTCGTGGCGAACGCTTCGGTCACTGCTGGTGCCAACAAGACCTTCAACTTCTCGTCTGGCAATCCAGTCTCCGCCGGTTACAAGATTGGAGACCGAATTTTTGTTGTCTCCCAGGAGGCCGGTTCTGGTACTACCTGGAACTCGAACATCCCCGTGTACGCTGCAGTTATCACAGCGCTGACGACTTCAAGTATCACCATCGACCAAGCACAAGAAGCCACCCAGGCAGGCGCGTTTGTCGGAGCAGACCCACAGCCACTCTTCTATTTTGATGTCGCTAACATCTCTGACAACATTGGCAGCGGTAACACCATGTACATGTTCTACCGTTGGACCCAGAACACCCCAAACTTGTTTCTGTTGCCAGGTTCGTTTGGTGGAACTGCGGGTCGTGGATATGTCAATGCTGCTGGGGTGGGAGCCCTCGGGACACAGGCACCCGCTGAGATGGACCCCAACAATCGCACTGGTCGCGTTGTCATTGGCGAAACTGCTGTCATCAACAATGACAACGAAATCTGTGGCATTGTCCCATTCATCTTCTCTCAGCCGCGCGCCACAGACGCCTTCTGGACCATCGGTCGAAGTGTCAAGGAATCAACCAACTACGACTACGTGACCTTTCTTCTGGTCCCAAGCCCCACTACAGGTCGACGGCTCTGCCTTGGTCCCATCGCCATCAGCGGAAGTGCGGGCTACACAGTCGACCTCTACAAGATGGACGCCAACACCTGGATTGAGGCAGAGCCTACGGGTCCAGGAAACAGAGACGCTAGCACTCTTGGGGCTGTCGATAGATGTCTTCAAACCTACACGGTAGGCAGAGACGGGTTTCCCCTTCAGGGGGAGCTGCTTGGTCCTAACCAAGCACAGTTTAGCGTCACTGACATCTTGGTTGATGCGGTTATCTTGCCAAATACCATTCAAAATGGGATAGACCGCCCTCTTAGTGCCATCGCGCTCACAGGCGAGAACGTACCAGCAGACTCTTCTTCTGGGCCAACTGGTGGCAGTGGGAATGGCAGCTTCAACTCGGGGTTAAACTAACATGCTTGAGTACAAACAGAGTGTAGCCGCCTTTGCCCCAGTCCGCATCTTCGATGCCGGTGGCACCCCCGTCGGTGGAATTGGCTTCGGTGGGGTAGTTGCAACGGTACAAAAAGCCGACGGTAGCACTCAAACCCTCAGCCTGACCTTGTCAGATTGGTCAGAAATCACCACTGGTAGCTTCTCTGGTGCTGGTGTCTACATTTTGAAGCTGCCGGTCTCCGCCCTCAACCAAACCGGCCTCCTGACCTACGCAGTGTCCAGTACCGCCAACAAGACTTACATCGGTGCAGTCAAAGTGGTTGCCAATGAGGAAGTTGACACCTACGGGCGCATCGGTGCGCCAGTTCTCTCTACCATCAGTGCCGACATCGCAGGCGTCAAGACAGACGTCGGAACCGTGAACACCAACGTGCTGGCCCTGGCGGCTGGCCAGACGAGCATTTTGACGGTCGTAAACCTCCTGAAGAAGTACGAGATTGGCCGTTGGAAGATTCATGTCACCGGGACAGATGCCAACCGCCTTGTTCTCTACGACACCGACAATGTGACCGCCCTGTTGAAGTTCGACCTCAAGGACAGCGGTGGATCGGCCACCTTCATCAATCCCTTCGAACGTCTCCCCGTCCCCTAAGCTAGGCCGGCAATCTTCTGGCTAGGACGCGGGGGTATCAACCCCTCAGGAGAATTCCATGCCAGCAGCCATCCCAGGACCGCCGCCGTTTGCCACAGCCACTGTGGCAGGCCTCCTGTCCGCCGTCGCTCAGAGCATCGGTGGTGACAAGACCTTCTTCGGAAAAGTCATCAATTCCAACCCCTTGGGGTTGATGTCCTACACGACCGGCACCCTGCCAGCAGCAGCTGACAACACCGGATGCCTGGTCTACAACAGCTCCACTTCGAAGGTCATGTACAGCACCGGCAGTGCTTGGGTCGCTCTCGATGTCAGCAGTGGTTCGTTCGTTCTGAACACCGGCGACACCATGACTGGCCAGTTGAACATCACCGGCGCCGGCATCAGCGTTGATACGGCAGACCAGACCTTCTTTGTTGACGCAGCAGGCAACAAGGTGGGCATCGGCACCATCACCCCTGCTGACAAGCTCGACGTCGCAACTGGTGGTCTGGCGGTTCGTGGTGCCACCTCCGCCTCTGGTGCCGGAGCCTTCGTCAGCCACACCGGCTCTGTGACCACCATTTCCAGCGTGAACTGGACTGGGCCAGCCTACCGGGACCTCATCATCTCAGACCAGACCCTCAGCCTTAGGACCGGCACCTCTTCTGTCACCGAGCGCGTGTTGATTGGCGCCACTGGCAACGTCGCCTTCGACACCAACACCCTCTTCGTGGATGCCGTCAACAATCGTGTCGGCATTCTCACTGTCGTGCCCACCCAGCCCCTAGAAGTGGCCGGCATCATCTTCAGTAACACGGGTGGCTTCAAGTTCCCAGACAACACCACCCAGACCTCGTCTGGTGTCAAGCTCACCGGCGACACCATGATTGGAACACTGGTCATTACCGGCGCTGGAATGGATGTCAACAGTGCCGACCATACACTCTTTGTCGACTCAGTCAACAGTCGAGTTGGTATTGGCACGAACGTCCCCAGCAAGAAGCTCCACATCAAGTCGTCGGTCGTCGACCACCTCGTTCAGATTGAAAACACGAACGTCAGTGGCAGCTCTGGCATTTCCTGTTTCTCGAACGCTGGTAGTGAGAAGCTTCGTGTTGGATATGCAAACCCCAGCTTCGGCGCACCGCTTCAGGGCTTGAGCTTCATCGCTACGGACGGCACCACCGACCTCATCATTGCCCATGCCAGCACTGAGTACCACCGCTTCTTCCAGACGGGCAGCGTGAAGTTTGACCAGGCTGACAACCTCCTTGTCATCGACAGCGCCAACAATCGCATCGGAATCGGCCTCGCAACGCCAAGTGCTACTCATCAAGTCACGATGGCTGGTAACACCAGCACCGTCAATAGCCATGTACTGAAGATTTACAATTCCAGCGGCAATGGGTACTCTGGGATTGAATTCTTCCATGCCAACGGTTCCACTACAGGGGGGAGTCTGAGCTACGGGGGCGGCACCACCACTGCAGGTGGAAACGGCCAGTTCACCCTGGACATCCCAGCTGGCTTCTACATCCGCAACGGCACCGCTATTTACCACCAGTTCTCCAGCTCAGGAAATGTCGTTCTCGATACAACCGACAACCTCTTCTACATGGACGCCACCAACAACAAGGTTGGCATCAACCTTGGTACAGGCTCTCTGGCAACTGCAGCAGGGGCCTATAGCTACCCGCTTGTGGTAGAGCTTGGCTCCACCGGCACCAGGGCCTCCTTGATTCGAGGCCTTGGTACCAACCGGAAGGCCCTTGCCATCCAGGACAGCACCAACAACCGCACTTGGTCCTGGGACCACGCTACTTCTTCGAACAACAACCGCTTCGAGCTGTACTACCACAACGGCACTACGGAAGGTCGACATCTCGTTCTTACCACCGACGGCAAGTTGGGGGTCGGGGAAATCACCCCCACCGTTGAACTCGATGTCATTGGTAGCGGCCAGTTCACTGGCGGGCTCACCGTCGACACCAACACTCTGGTCGTCGATGCAACTGCCAACCAGGTAGGTATCGGAACAACTCCTGGCGCAGGCAACAAGCTTGATGTGGCTGGTGACATCAACCTCACTGGCGCCCTGAAGCCCAATGGCGTCGCTGGTACGGTCGGCTACGTCCTTCAATCTGGAGGAGCTGGTGTGGCGCCGACCTGGGTGGCACCTGGTACCGCTACGATGACCATCGGCAGTGCCGTTGCCTCTGGCACTGTTGGTTCTGTACTCTTTGTCGGTGCTGGCACCACGCTGGCTCAGGACAACGCGAATCTCTTCTGGGACGACACCAACAATCGTCTTGGTATCGACAATGCAGCACCCAGCGAAGCTCTCCATGTCACCGGCAACGTCAGATTCTCTGGCGCATTGATGCCGAACAACGCAGCCGGTACGTCAGGTCAGATTCTCACATCTGCTGGTCCTGGTGTTCCACCGACCTGGGGCAGTGGAGCTGTCACTGGCACTGGTACATCCGGCAACGTTGCTTACTGGACTGGTACATCTGCCATCGCCGCCGACGCTGGACAGCTCCAATGGGACGCTGCAGCCAATCGATTGGGCATTGGGTCGGTTGGGACTCCAAGCTTTACTCTTCAGGTTGCCGGCGACTTTGGTTTCACCAGCACGATGTACATCGGGCCCAGCGCCCAGGCTGGTACTGCTGGCCAGGTCTTGACGTCTGGCGGTGCTGGAGCCGCACCCACCTGGGGTACTGCACCGGTAACTGGCAGCGGCACCGCCGGTCAATTTGCCTACTGGAACGGTGCCAACGCACTCCTTGGCGTAGGCACCGGCATGAAGTGGGTCGACGCTTCGGCACTTCTTGCAATTGGTACTTCAGCTCCGACCCCGACTAGGACTCTTGAGGTTTATGGTCGAGCCTACACCGACTACAACGCAAGCAACAGCCTGCCAGCGTTCCAGATTGAAAGAAGCGGTGTCACTTCGATTGGCCAGGCGCACTTGCATCTAGGAGGCGCTACTAGCACTGGCAGTACTACGCGCTATTCCATGACGCTGGGGTACTCTGCTACGCCTGGCACCACAAATGCCCCTTGTGAAATCGGGCTGGTCAATACGGACGGAACTGGCGACACCAAAGGTGACCTCTACTTTGCCACTCGCAGCACGACCACCGGCACTTCTGCTCCTACTGAGAGGATGCGCATCAAGTCCAGTGGCGATGTAATCATCAACACAAACACCCTGGTTGTGGACGCCACCAACAACAAGGTTGGTATCGCCACTACAAGTCCCAATGAGGCTCTTGAGGTCACCGGCAACGTCAGATTCTCTGGCGCATTGATGCCGGCTAACGCCGCAGGTACCTCTGGTCAAGTCCTTGTGTCAGCTGGCACCGGAGCTGCACCCACCTGGGGTACTTCTCCGGCCGGTGGGCCACCGAGCTTCGGCGAGCTGTACGAAGACAATGACCCCACAGGTTCCTCCATCACCGTCACAACTGCCGGCACCTACTACCAGTGGGTGACGACCACGGTCGGTGAGTCGGCTGGAAGCGGGCTTGTCGTTGCTTCTGCCACCACGGACGATCTGACCGTTGGGGCCAGTGGCGCCGGGAAGTACCTGGTGGTGTGGTCGGCGACCATTTCAGCGAACACCAACGCGACCGTGCATGGGGCTGCACACGTCGGGGGCTCCATCAGCTCAAAGAGCAAATCTGGAGTGCATGGCGGAAACGCCGGGGACCGAACTCATCTTGGTAGCAGTTGCATCGCAACCTTGGCCGCGTCTGACGCCGTAGACCTTCGCTTCACGAGCGACACCAACGGTGACGTCGTTGTTGTCTATCACGCCAACCTCTCCATTCACAGGATTGCCTAATGTCCAGTCCAAAAATCGAAGTCTTCTTTCTCTACGACGCGACTACACAGGCTCCTCTGACTGGGGTGACCCCCGTGTTCGACACCTACAAGGACGACCTGGGCACCAACTTGACGCAACCGACCATCACGGAGATTGGTGGAGGGGCGTACAAGTTCACCCCGGACATCACCACCAACCCCAACCGTGGCATTGTCTACGTCGTTGATGGGACTGCAGCCGCCAGCCCCAGACGCCTTGCGCGCTTCTGCCGCCCTGAGGACTACGCTCCAGACCTCATTCCCGACATGTACGACATGGACTTCGGGAAGTGGCAAATTGCCACCAGTGGGCCGGACATCAACCGCATGGTGACTTACAAGTCGGACGGTATCACCATCTTGAAGAAGTTCAACCTTTTCGATGCAGCGGGGGTGCCGACCAGCATCAACCCCTTCCGCAGGGACCCGGTGTAACGTGCCATTTCCCATCACTAAGGGTTTCGGTTCCCAGGGCGATGCCAGCAGCTCTGCCCTTGTCAGTACACAGGGGTATGGAGACCCAGGCGTGCCCACTGGGTCCTGCAACACCTTCACCCTTCTTCTCACTGAGGTCTTCAGCGACCGCATCGAACTCGTCTTCACGACCAATGTGCAGACGATTGGACCAGCTGCAGTGCCAGCTCAGTGGATTGTCACGACTGCCGTCAGCGGGGCACCAATCCCCGTGGTGAGTTCCGTAGTCGTAGCTGGTCCGAGAATCAAGCTATACTACAGTGAGGCACGCGATGGTGTGCTGTATGTTTTGAACCTACCTGTCGTTGGCATCAAGGACATGTCAAACAACCCCTTCCCAGGCCCTTTCACAACCAACTTCAGCGGCGTTGGCATCCCTCCCTACCTGGTTGTCGCCGGGGCTGAAGATGGGTACCACGTGAAGGTAATCTTCTCAGAGCCGATTGTGACCTCCGAAGCCCTGGTGGCTGGAAACTACGTCATCACCGGTGGCGCAGGGCTCACCGTCTACGAAGTCACCCAAGAGACCGCCTTGACCTTCGTGCTGCGCACCAGCCTGCAGACAATCGGTCAGAGCTACCTAGTGACGGTCAGCAATATCCACGACTTGCAGGGAAACCTCATCTAAATGTCCAGCTCAGCATCATTCATCGGCTCTGGGTTCTACGTCGCCGGTGCCAGTCAGTACGCCCCTGGCACCGTGCGTGTCAAGTACAGCAGTGCACCGAAAGCCATCAGCAGCGTGGGCGTGAATGATGCTCTCAACCCGGTCAACTACGTCCTCAGCGGGCCTGGTGCCTACTCCATTGTCAGCATTCAGCCTGTCAGCGGAGATCCACTTAGCTTCGACATCATCCTTGCTTCCAGCTTGACTGTTGGCACCTGGACCGTCCAGGTCTCGAACGTACAGACCACCGCATCCAATCCACTGACCGCACCCACGGCAGCTCAGTTCCAGGTCATCAGCAGCGCATCATTGATGCCACTCAGCGGTGGGGCCGAGGATGACGACCCAGAGACCATCATTCGCAAGCACCTCAGTCCGGCTCTCAGGGGTCCCACGTGGGACGCCCTCATTAAGGCACTGAGCGTTGGCGATGACATCAACTGGACCAATGCCAGGGCGGCGTTCGACCAGCTCTACCTCTCCACCGCCTCTGGCTCCTACCTGGAGCGCAAGGCTGGAGACCAGGGTCTCATCAAGCCCCTCAATGTCGGCATGGACGACGAGTTGTTTCGCAAGCTCGCCATCAAGACCAGTGCCAACAAGGTCGTGCATGAGGCCATCAGGGAGATTCTGGAGGTCTACTTCGGCCAGGACAGCCTTCGAGCTTTCGTTGAAGCCGACCTCGATGAGAAATACAACCTGTCGGGCAGTGTGGACCTGACTTGGACCCTGGATGAGAAGGAAACCTTCTCTCACACCTTCGTTGGTTCAGAATTTGGTTCCGTCTCTGCAGCCAAGGCCATCGAGGTTGCCTTCGCTCTCACGAAGGTGATGCGTGACGCTGGCAGCCGGGGCTTCGCGGCGGTTTACCAGTCACCATTGACCGGTGGCAACAGAGTTCGCATCTACAGTGGTTCCCTGGGGCTGGGCTCCTTTGTGCGGGTCACCGGTGGATCGGCACAGAATGTCCTTCAGTTCCCGACTCTGATTGGCACTTACAGCGGCACCATCAGCACCGGAACTGGGTACACGTGGTCCTACACCCATCCCGACTCTGACACCACCCGCGCCAGTTTGACCATCAACACTGGCACCACGGCCGTCCTATTCGACATCAGCCTTGTCCAGGTCGGCGACTACGTCATCATGGGAACTGACGCCCAGACTGGGGTCACTGGAACCTACACCATCAAGGCGGTTTCGGTCACTTGGTCAGGCGCCCTGCTGACTCAGTCCTTCGACATTCAACGCTTGACCTTCAACAGCACCGCGATTCAGGCAAGCAATGCTGCCTACACCTTCTATCGCCCCACCAAGAACAGCATTGCGGCGGCGGGTGGGCGCACGGTGGTCGTAGCACAGACCAAGAATGGCCAGGTTGACATCAGCATCCCGGCTACGACGCAGGTCGTCAGTCGTGGACCGAATCAAGCCCTCTATGGGCGCTTGAACTCCAGCTTTGACATCATCCGCCTGATTCGCGATGCCGCCGGCGTCACGACCATCACCACTGCACTGCCACATGGTCTCACGACTGGCAACCAGGTGTGGATTGATGACTTCATGCCAGCACCGAGCATCCCCTACATTACCCCTGGCAACAGTGCAACCTTCCCCTCTTCTTTCAGGTACGCCGCCAGCAAAGCTGGCATCATTGCAGAAAGCCAGGTGCCATCGTCCCCTGTGACCGAAGATGCTCGGGTGACGACTCTTAGCAATGGACAGTTCCTCTTCTGTGGTGGCTTCACCAGGGCCGCAGGACCTATCACCAATAGCACCGGGTTTTGGTCGAGTGGTGCTGGCACCACCAGAGTTGCCTGTAATCGGTACGTGTCTGGCTCCACGTCCACCATCACCGACGCAACCGAAGCGGATGGGGCAACCCAAAGCGGTCACACCTGGGTAGCAACTTCAGACTTGAACTCCGCTCGTGAGCACCATGCAGTCAGTGCGTATGATACTGGGGCCATCGCCAGTGGCGGCATGGCTGAATCTCCTATCGCCGTTCTGGCCAGTGCCGAACAGTACCTCCTGGACAGCATCTGGGTCAATCTCCCCGACATGAGTTCGCCTCGTGCTGGTCACCAGCAGGTCACTCTTCCTAACGGCAACGTCATGGTCATCGGTGGGGCGACTACCGAGGGAACCGCTCTTGCCACGACGGAAATCTACAATGGGGTCAGCTGGAGCGCTGGGCCCACCATGAACAAGCCCAGGACTGACTTCCAGGCGGTCTGGCTCAGCAACGGCAAGCTCATGGTCATTGGCGGCAGGACCATGGGCGAAGGGCACACCAGCGATGCCCAAACTCTAGGTCTCTGGCGCATGGACGAAACCACCGGAACGGCATCCGCAGATGCCACCGGCAACTACCCTCTGACGGCGATTGGAGCTTCTCTCGATGGTAACGGCGCCACCATCACCACCCAGGGGAAGGTCAACGCTTGCCGTGACTTCAACACTTCTGGAACGTACCTCACTGGTGCCGGTAACGCTACGGCAGTCACGAAGCTTCTTGGGGAGTGGACCCTGGAGTGCTGGTTCAAACGTACCACCATCAATCAGCCTCAGAACTTCGCCTCCTACGGTGGAGCTACGAACTCGGCAGCTGACAATCTCCTTTTGAATGCAGGCATCGACACCACCAACCATCTCTTCTGGATGTGGGAGACCGGGACCGGGACTGACGTTACGGCAACAACCACCGCCACCGTGGAATCCCTCCCCAGCTACAGAGCGGACTACTTCAACCATCTCGCTGTCCGCAAGGCCTTTCATCTGCCCAAGTTGGTTGTCAGTGCTAGCAGGGCCTCGAACGTCACCACTCTGGTCTTCTCGGCAGCTCACGGTTTTTCCAACAGCGACGTCATCTATTTTGCAAGTGGAGATTCCTTGTTTGGTAGTGGGGCCAAGACAATCACTGCAAGCACCACCACGAGCATCAGCTTCGCTGAGACTGGCTCCGATATTGGCTTCAGGTTGATGGGTGGGTACGTCGCCAAAACCTTCGATGTGACGATTTTCATCAACGGAGTCCAGATTCAGGCCTGGACAAACCAAGCAAACTCAACTGGTGGCACCAGCGGGGCATGGTACATCGCCCATCAGCCAGAAATTCCCAGCAGCGGCTTCCAGGGGTTCCTCGATGATGTTCGTGTCAGTTCTACGGCGCGAAGCGACGAGGAAATTCGTGGCAACTTCCTCAAGGGCTGGGGACATCAAAAGTCTCACGTCGATGCAGATAGAGCTGTAGGTGCCGTCACTGACACCTGTGAAATCTACGACGGTGTCTCTTGGGCTATGACGGGCCGAATGTCCATTGGCCGAGCGTTTCATCAGGCGATTGTTGTGCCGGGCGGTCTCAATGATGGCTTCGGCAACGACTACGTCCTTGTTCATGGCGGGCTCGGCTGCGACATCACCCAGGTGCCGCCTATCAACTATCCGGCGACCATTGGTCTTTGGCCAAACAACAGCCTCCGAGACACAGAGGTCTATGATGCCAGCGTTGGACGGTGGTCTCCAGTCAAAGCCTCTGGCGTGAGGCGGCATGGCCACAGCATGACCTACCTGCCTACTTCGGGCCAGGTAGTTGTTCATGGTGGACAAAGCCTCAATCAGAATATCGCTGATGTAGATGATGCCGGCTACCCGGAAATCCTCGATGTTGCCACCAGGACCTGGAAGACGGCTCCTGTGAAGTACCGGACTCCAGTTGGCACCTTTTGCGCCACTCCGACAGCCTCCCTTCGTGAGGTCGTCCTCTATGGCGGGTTTGACCAGACTGGGGCAACCAACACCAAGGCTCTGACCTACATCGATGGAGACCACATGGTCTCTGGCTCTGGCATCAATGGCCAACATGTGGTGACAGCAACCCCCAGTTCGACCACCTTGCAGATTCAGACGGCCAAAACGACGGGAGAGAGGGGCTACACCTCCAGTATGGGGTCCCGCTACCTGGGAGACGATGGTACCTGGAATCAGGCTCGCGTCAATGGCACTTGGAAAATCAGCACTGGCTCTCGAAGCTCCAGCAAGACCACTCTGGTCCTCTCTTTCCCGACCGGCTACTTGGCCCATGACATCAGTGTTGGGGACTATGTCTACGTGAACTCCAGGACCAGTCAGTTCGGCGGTGGGCTCAAGCTGGTCACCGCTGTAACCTCGACCAGTATTACCTACGTCGAGGCGGCAAGCAATCAGTCCAGCATCAGTGTTACTGGCAGCGTTTCTGAAAACTGGAGCCCCAATGCGGGCTTGGCGCCCGTTGCGGCAACAGCTCAGCCGGTCAACGACCCGGGGCCCTACTTCTTTGACCCCCTGGCTGGGCTGGCTATCACCTCCACGGAGTCGACCGTCACAAACTTCCCCCTGTACGCCAATCAGAACTACGAAGAGGTCGAGCTGGATGACGTCAGCGGTTCTGGCTCCAAGTTCCCGGACTCCAACGGCTACATCGTCTTCAACTTTGGCACAGATGCTCAAACCCAGCCCATCAAGTACTTGGGTCGCTACAAGAGCAGCCCCAGCACCGTCCGCCTGACTCTCGACTACAGCTACAGATTCGTCGCAGACCAGGCTGTAGGGGCCAAGGTGACGCTTTTGAGCCAAAGGGAGCCCTATGCCCCAACCAGTGCTGTCGGAAGCTCCTACGTGACAGCCAGCAGCGCTGGAAGGGCAGCTGCAGCAGCGGCGGCGGAGGAGGCGATGGCGGCAGGGGTGACCCCGGTCGTGACCATCGTCTATCCGGGAGACCGAGGCCTTGGTGGAGAGGGTTACCCAAGCCATGGTGCCCAGAAGCTCAGTGACAAGGTCGGTATCTTCGCTGGTGACGATATTACCCTGGAAGTTCAAGAGGATAGGGAGAAATAATGTCAAGAGCCAGAGTGATACCAAGTGCTGCCGTCTACGTCTACATCAACGGCAAGCCTTTTGGTCGATGTTCAGATTTCAACTTTCGTGCCATAACCCCTCGGCGGGCTATCTACGGCATCGACTCTCTTACCCCTTACGAGCTTGCTCCCTCACAGACGAAGGTCACGGCCAGCATGAAGGTCTATCGCACCGTCGGTGATGGCGGAGCCGAAGGGGTTGGCATGGCAGCCCCCTACGAGCACGTGCAATTGGAGAAGTACTTCAGTGTGATGTTGGTGGATCGTGGCGCCATGGACACGGTCATCTTCCAAGCTGACTTCTGTAGCATCACCGGTCAATCTTGGAGCATTCCGGTTCGTGGTATCATCACCGGAAGCCTTGAATTTGAGGCCCTTGCATGGAACAACGATGTCAAACCCATGGGAATCAACTTCGCTGGGTAAGCAGCAATCTTTCACTCGGGTCCGGTCGGTAGAACCACAGACCTAAATCCCCGGAGACATTGGAAATGAGCGTCCTTCGACAATTGAACATTCTTGGGCAGATGCGGATCGACGTCCCGCATCTTCGCAGCATTGAGTCGAGCATCGCCGCCGACTTCGATGTGGTCGCGGGTCGCGTCCAGGCCGGTGAGAAGGCTGTTGTCATCCGTGGATTCGCTCTCGCCAACTTCACTTCTGGCACCGCCGCGAGCAGTGTTCAGCTGAGCACTGCAGACGGCATCGTCTACAACATGAGCGCCAGCGAGGCTGGCACCTTCCTTTGGGTCCCTGCAGATCGAGCTGTCGAAACACTGAACTCGGCTACCAATGCCCGCGTCAGTGGCAGCTTCACGGCAGGCCAAGTCAACTACGTCGGACTCGACTTCACTCGTGCTGCCGATGCCACCACTGCAGACCTGGTGCAGTTCCTGGACCCCAACACCCTTCTGGAGAACGCGAAGAACGTCCCGCTGGGTCGCACCCTTGACTACCGCATCGTCATCAGCACCACTCCATTCAGCTCCAGCCCCAACCTGGTGCCGATTGCCAAAATCAAGACGGACGCATCGAACAACGTTGACTCTGCTACCAGCTCTGTCCAGGACGCAAGAAACATCCTGTGGCGCCTGGGTTCTGGTGGAGACTTCCCAAACCGCTACAACAGTTTCAGCTGGGCTCAGAATCGTGTAGAGTCTGTGTCAGGCGCCGGTGTCTTTGTCGGTGGTGACAAGTCCATTCAGAGCGAGAAGGACTGGATGGATGCGGTCATGTCCCGCATCTGGGAAATTGGTGGTGGCGAGAACTGGTACAGCACCACGGCAGACCGCAATGTTCGCATGGTCAGGGCTCCTAGCCCGTCAGTGTTCGCGACTACCGGCGACAACTTCGAGTGGGTTGCTGGTCTCTACAGCAGCACGCACCTGCACTGGCAGGGGTTGAAAATTGCCTTCGACAACTCCAATACCTCATCGGTGTACTACAACACCATCAATGACCAGACCGGAGACGATACCACTAGCGCTGCGCTGACCAGCAAGACGGCCTTGGCTGATGGTGACTGCCTCTACGTCGACATCGACCGTACGGCCAACTCTGGCCTCACCGCCAAGAAAGCCTCACTGCAGCTTCTCTCAGTTCCCTCCATCCCTGGCTCTCGCTTCGTTTTTGCTTGGAGGATCGGCAGCAACGTCTATACGCGGGATGCCGCATGGCCAGTGAACGTTGCTCAACAGCCGGCCACTACCACGGTGGTGGGCGCGGTGCGCCTCAACAACACCGCAGGTACTCCAGCTACTCCGACCATCCCCACTCTGGATGCCAACAACGCCATCACCCTTGGTGTTGGGTCCTACCTCATCGCGGGTGCCAACACCGGTCTCACTGTCACCGGCGGCAGCGCGAGCGGCATCGGTATCAAAGGAATTGGTGGAGCTGTCAGTGGTTTCGGTGGCGTGGGCGTCTACGGGCAGGGTGGAGATGGCTACGGTACCGGCGTCTATGGTAGGGGCGGGGCCAGCGGCGCGGGCGGACAGTTTGTCGGAGGCCCTTCTGGCGCAAGTGGAGTTACGGGTAGCGGTACCATCGGCCAGACCGGCGTGTACGGTAGTTCTGATACCGGCGTAGGGGTCATGGGTGGCAGCGGTAGCTCCACCGGATTTTTCGTTGTTGGCGTGAGCGGTTTTGGCAACTCAACAAGCTCCATTGCCGTATACGCCCAAGGCTTTACCGCAAGCAGTGGTCCTGATGCGGCTGGGGCTATGGCTTTGCAGGCTGTGGGTGGCGATGCCTACGCCAGCGCCAGCGGGACACGAGCTGGTGGCCCTGGCGCGTGGATTCTTGGTGGCAATGGGAACGGCAGTACCAACACGGGTGGTGACGGCGGGCTCGGCGCCTGGATTGTTGGTGGAAGCGCCGGCAATGCAACACACGTCAGTGCCTTTGGTGGAGCTGGAGGTCGAGGAGCCACCATCGCTGGTGGAACCGGAGGTAACGTTGGCAATGCCGTCAACAACCCAGGAACTGGTGGCACTGGAATCTATGTAACTGGCGGCGATGCCGGTCTTCGAGTTGGTGGAACCCTCGGTGGCGGCCCGGGCGGCACCGGCATCATCACTACTGGTGGCATCGGTGGATTCCCCAGCGGTGCCGGACCCGGCATCGTGGCCACTGGCGGAGTCTCAAATGGGACCAACGTTGGTAGCGGCTCTGGCGGACAATTCTTTGGTGGAGCCAACACTGTTGGTGGCCAGGGTGGCTACGGCATCTACGCTTACGGTGGCAATTCAAGCACTGGATACGGCGGAAACGGCATCTATGCTGTAGGTGGAAACTCCAGCTACTCGGGTGCTCCGGCAGGCCATGGTATTACTGCCTATGGCGGGGGCAACGCTGTATCCTTTCAATCTTGCTACGGTGTCTACGGCAAGGGCGGCACCGGCGGTAGCACTCTGAACTTCGGTGGCTACTTTGAGGGCGGTGCGGGTAACGCTCACGCCCTCTATGCACAGCCTGCTGGGAACGGAAACGCCATCATCGCTTCGAATGGCGGTGGCAGCGGCTATGCGTTCCTGTCGAACAGCGGCGACATCGCCATTCAGCCGGCCAACTTCTATCGCTACGCCTCGGCTGTCTCTCGTGCCATCTACATCCCTGTTTCCGATTTCATATACACCACCGTTTCTAGCGGTTACACTCCGCTGCCGAGCAACACCCTTGGCCCTCTCATTGGTATTGGAACTGGTGGCAGTCTTCAGGCAGGCGCCAAAGTCAGACTACCGTATGGAGCCATCATCACTTCTATACAGTTCCTCTCATACAATGACGACGGTGCAGCAAGAAATCTCACTGTGGCCGTTGGTCACATGGCCTACAATGCTGGCGGAGCTTTCACGTTGACGCAAGTCCACACCGGCGTGTCCGGGGGCGTGGCTGTTTCGCAGCCCCTCACCGGTGGTCTGGCTGGAACTGAAACCTGGAAGACTGTCCCAATCAACGCAACATTGACGGCTCCAGCTGACGGGTACACTTTCATCTACTTCGTCACGACGGCGTGTGTGACCACGTCGAAGGTGGGAGTCTACGGCTTTCGCGTCGCCTACACCACCACCTACGAAGCCGCAATGCGGTAACAATCTTCCCAAAGTACCAGGAGAACTACCATGGCAGGCAGAATCACCCCAGCAACTCATGCAACCGTCACCGCAGCTACTGCTGGTGGCTACCTGACCGTCAGCTCGGCGGCCAACCTCTACGTCGGCGCGCGGTGCTGGCTCTCGAACACGGCAGGGACTGCCATGGACATGGTTGAAATCACCGAAATTGCTGGCACCAGCATTGGTGTACGCAAAATCCCACTCCCCGGACAGGGCCCGAACTATGGCCGCTCGGATGTCAGCGCCTACAATGGCGGTGGCTTCCTGGACCAGGAGTCTCAGTTCATCTACAACCGGAACGACGCCTCGGCGCCCTAAGGGCGACCACGACGTTCGGCATTCATG